GTGGGTGAAAAGATGCTTAACATCCAGATCGACGAGGGTGAAGCTCTAAAGCTTTACCTAGATAAGGTAGAAGAAAAGTTAAAAGACTTTGATGCAGAGCTTGTCTTTTGGGATTCGAAGGAGTTATGTCGAAGGACCTGTATGAGCTGGAACTTTATCCAAGAACAATTTTTCTTTGATTCACGTTTCCCAAAGAAAAAGGTTAATAGTAAATGGTTATTTCCAGCAAGGGAAACGAGAGAATTTCTTCTTACTTGGCTCAAAGAAAAGTAACTTAAAAAGCCTATAAGGCTTTCTCTTTTTGCTAGTTTTGCAGAATTTGAGGAATCCTTTTAAGCATATTTTAAGGGGGTGAGGTATACGGGGATCGCAGAATTCGGAATCATTTTCATCGTTTTAATGGTTTTCGGAATGGCTGCTTGTTGGGTTTTTGATATTGCTGAGTAATTGAAAGGAGATGAAACAGATGAAGATGGCAGATCCATTAAACCAGTTCAAAGATAAGGTACAAGCTTTCCGTGTAGCAAAGGAAGCATCTATTCTTAAGGAATTTGCAGTTTATAAAAACAAAGGTGTGGCAGTTAATACTTTTGTATCAGCTAAAGAAAAAGAACGCCGTAAAAAGCGTAAGAAAATCGCAAAGCAATCCATGCTACGAAACAGAAAAGGGTGAGGAAATGAACGCAGCAGAAGCAAGGGCTTTATCGTTAAAAAACTCAATAAAAGCAGCTGATGAATTAGAAAAAGCATCAATCTTAGCTGTTGAAATGTTGATAAACCAAGCTGCCAAAAAAGGCAAAACTACGGCAAGATTTCAACTTTCTATGACTGAACCTAGTTTCACTCACGACTTTGTTGAAAAAATTTCAGCTTACTTTATGGAAAAAGGATTTAAAGTGGAAACTCGTAACTTCTTCCTTTCCGTTGTGTTCTTCATTTCTTGGTGATTTGGAAAGTAGGTGATGAATTGAATCAGCTTTTTCATGTTTATGAATGCGAGGACTGCAGTGTCACTTTTGCAGTAGAACAAGCATTTGAAGATCAATCCGAAGTTAAATGCCCAATTTGCTTAGATGATGAGTGGATCCGCGATGTAGGTTCTGGGGAAATGATTTTAGGAGGTGATGAGGTTTGAAGACACAATCAATTATGGAATTTGTTTTGGAATTAACAAATGACGAAAAAGGGCAAGTGCTTAAAGAACTTTCAGCTCTGCTTTTGACCATTCCAGTTTCACGAAAAACATCAAGATTCTATATCCAACATGCAATTGATTTTATTGAAAAACAGTAAAAGACTCGTGCGCCAACACGAGCCAATTAAAAGTCAATCACTTATCTATAACTATAGCACAGAAGTGAGGTTGTTCATATGGGGAAAAGAATTGATTTGCCACTATCATTTATGGCAAATGGTGCTATCCAAGAAAAGTTGGATTGCGAATTAGAAAAAATATTCAATAATATCCATGATCCTAATACAGAAGCAAAAGATAAACGGGCCATTACGATTAAATTAGAGTTTACTCCTGATGATAACCGCCAAACGGTAAAAGTAAATAGCAACATTTCTATTAAGTTAGCAAATGTTAAAGATGTCTCAATGACCGTGCTAACCGGTAAAGATTTATCCAACGGTAAGATTGAAGCCAAGGAATTAAAATCAAACATTCCTGGACAAACCTATTTCGATGAAGAGTTAATGCCAAAAACTGATATTGGCGTACCAGTCGATGTCATCGAGCAAGAACTAAATAGAAAAAAAGTTATCAATCTACAAGAAAATAGGGGGAAATAATCCATGTTAAAAGAAGCACTTCAATTTTTAATTAATCTGGGAATAAAACCAGATGAAAGATTAGTAGATTTTGTGGATGCTGATGGAAACAGCCGCGCATTTGCCATTGATAATGAAGGTAATTCAAAGGAAATAAAGCCATTAATTAATCGGGCTGCTGAGCCTTTATGCATCAATACGCTTACTGGCTTGGTCGAATATGTGAAAGCAAACATCGAGAGACAGAACTCAAAGTTTTACTTGCAAGTATTTGATGAAACAACGGTGTATTTGAAAGGTGTTCTTGATAGTGCCGGTGGCCGTGAAACGCTAGTTGTTGTAGAAGCTATTACCCCTAAGTTTAATTATGGATATTTTCTCGATACTGAGCAGCTTATTATTGCTTTCCAATCGAAATTTACAAATACGTATGACCGCGATTTATTGTTAAAAGTGGTAGGAAATGTGAAAGAAGAAAACGTTCGTGAAACAGGCGACAATGGCATTTCGCAAGCCGTAACCATTAAAACTGGTATTGCTTCTGCTACAGATGTGCTGGTACCAAATCCAGTTACATTAGCTCCATACCGTACATTTTTGGAAGTAGAACAACCTTCAAGTGATTTTATTTTTCGAATGAAAGATGGCCCGGCAGGTGCTGTATTCGAAGCAGATGGAGGGGCATGGAGGAATCAGGCTATTGCTAATGTTCGTGAATATTTAAGAGCAGAGTTAGCTGCTGAAATTGGGACTGGAAGAATTACTATAATCGCTTAATGAAAGAAGGTAAACTCGTTGATTAAAATTAACAAATTTGAAATCGAAAATGTAAAGCGAGTGAAAGCTGTTAAAGTTGAGCCAGCTGCTAACGGATTAACTGTAGTCGGTGGGAAAAATAATCAAGGTAAAACAACTGTACTGGATACCATTGCTTGGGGGTTGGGTGGTAATAAATATCGTCCTTCCCAGGCCCAACGAGATGGCAGTGTAACTCCTCCATATTTGCATATTGTTTTATCTAACGGCCTTATCGTTGAACGAAAGGGAAAAAACTCGGATTTAAAAGTTATTGATCCTAATGGGCAAAAAGGCGGCCAGCAACTTCTTGATAGTTTTGTTGAAGAACTAGCCATTAATTTACCTAAATTTATGGAAAGTACAAGCAAAGATAAGGCTAATATTTTACTACAGATAATTGGTGTTGGTAATACGTTGTTTGAACTTGAAAGACAGGAAATGGAGCTTTACAATCATCGCCGCACAATTGGCCAGATTTCGGATCAAAAGTCAAAGTTTGCTAAAGAACAGCCATATTATTCGGACGCTCCGAAAGAACCAATTTCTGCCTCTGAACTGATTAAACAACAGCAAGATATTTTGGCTCGTAACGGTGAAAACCAAAGGAAGCGTCAAAACCTTTCGCAAATACAAGCACTGCGTGACAGCCAAGGTCAAGAGATTGCAAGACTTGAAGCGCAACTGAATCAATTAAAAGAAGCATATATGAAAACCGGTGAAGATTTAACGATTGCTCGAAAAGATGCGTTGGATCTAATCGATGAATCAACAGAAGCTTTAGAGCAAAATATCCAGCAGATTGATGAAATCAACCGCAAAGTACGAGCTAATCTTGATAAAGAAAAAGCTGAAGAAGATGCCCGTGAATATGGAGTTCAATACGAACAACTCACCAAAAAAATTGAAGATGTGCGTAAACAGAAATCCGAATTATTAACAAATGCAGATCTACCATTGGAAGGTTTGTCTGTAGATGACGGTGAGCTTACTTACAAAGGACAGAAATGGGATAACATGAGTGGTTCTGATCAACTAAAAGTATCGACAGCCATTGTGCGTAAATTAAAACCAAACTGTGGTTTTATTCTCTTGGACAAGCTTGAACAAATGGACCTTGATACATTAAATGATTTTGGTAAATGGTTAGAAAAAGAAGGATTACAGGCGATTGCTACAAGAGTAAGCACTGGTGAAGAATGTTCCATCATTATAGAGGATGGCTATGTTGTTGGCCAAAGTGTAGCTGCCCAACAAGAACAAATTCAACAACCAGTGTCAACTCCAACATGGAAAGTAGGTGAATTTTAATTATGAACATTACTAGAGGGAAAGTGGCAAAAGCACAAAAAGTTGTAATTTATGGACCAGAAGGTATCGGAAAGTCTAGTTTAGCTGCTCAGTTTCCAGAACCGTTATTCATCGATACAGAAGGAAGCACCGGTAACATGGAAGTTTCCCGCCTGGATAAACCAACAAGTTGGACATTTTTAATTCAGCAAATTGAATTTGTAAAAGCCAATCGTCCATGTAAGTCCTTGGTAATTGACACAATCGATTGGGCAGAACGAATGGCAATCGAAAGCCTCTGCCAAGTAAATCAAAAAAATTCGATTGAAGATTTCGGATATGGAAGTGGCTATATCAAGCTAGAAGAGGAATTAGGCCGATTTTTAAACCTTCTTAGCGATGTTATTGATGCTGGAATTAATGTTGTGCTTACAGCTCATGCTCAGATTCGCAAATTTGAGCAACCAGACGAAATGGGTGCTTACGATCGCTACGAATTGAAACTTGGCAAGAAAACCTCTGCTCGTACTTCTTCACTCGTAAAAGAATGGGCTGACATGGTGTTATTTGCTAATTATAAAACATTCAGTGTAGCTACTGATGATAAAGGAAAAAAACATAAAGGACAGGGTGGTGTAAGAACTATTTACGCTACTCATCATCCAGCATGGGACGCTAAAAACCGTCATGGATTACCAGATGAGTTTCCAATGGATTATTCCTATATCGCACATATTTTTAATGGTATACAGCCAACGCAGGTACCAGAACAAAATATGCCGGTACAAAATTATGAACCACCAAAGCCACACCCTACAGATACACCTATGGAGCCGAGTCCTCCAGTAGTAAATACAAATGCAAATAAAGCACCTACTAATGCCGTGGAATTAAATTCAGCTATACCACAGTCATTACGTGATCTAATGATTCAAAATAATGTATCCGATGATGAAATTCAAGTTGTAGTTAGTCAAAAAGGATATTACCCAATGGGGACACCAATTACCAACTACGATCCAAATTTTGTTGAGGGTGTACTGGTGGGAGCTTGGGCACAAGTTTTTAACATGATTAAAGATTTTAGAGGGGAATTACCATTTTAATACTAACAAACGGAGGAATCATAAATGTCTGAAAGAGAATTAGGTTGGGATGATGAGATAGAAAAGGATGGTAGTGAATTCGTCCTACTTCCTGAAGGTGATTACAATTTTACTGTTATGAAATTTGAACGCGCTAGATTTGCTGGCAGTGAAAAAATGCCATCTTGCAATCAAGCAAAGCTAGAATTAGCTATTCACACTGCTGATCATGGAGATGTCATTGTTTTCCACAATTTATTCCTGCATACCAAAACCGAAGGATTGCTATCAAATTTTTTCGCCGGAATCGGACAAAAGAAAAAAGGCGAAAAATTACGTATGAACTGGAACGCTGTCATCGGCGCCCGTGGAAAATGTAAGTTGATCGTTAATAAATACACGTCTAAAGGTGAAGAAAGAGCTAATAACCAGGTGAAAACTTTTTACTCATACGAAGAAGCATTTCCACAAAATAAAGGTTTTCAAGGACAAGCACCTGGCTATCAACAACAACAGCAACAACAGCAACAAACGCCATTTCCGATGAATAACCAGCTGCAGGGCGGATATACACCAGGGCAATTTTAACAGGAGGTAAACTATGAAACTTAGAGATTACCAGCAAGGTGCCCGTGAAGCTATTCAAAATGAGTGGGAAAAAGGGATCAAGAAAACATTATTAGTTCTGCCGACAGGTTGTGGTAAAACTATTGTGTTTTCAAAGGTGATTGAAGACCGAGTGAAAAAGGGCGAGCGTGTTCTCGTCCTTGCCCACCGGGGCGAATTGTTAGAACAGGCAGCTGACAAGTTAGAAAAGAGTACAGGCTTAAAATGCGCGACTGAAAAGGCTGAACAAACCTCTATTGGTAGTTGGTATCGAGTAGTAGTTGGTAGTGTTCAAACCTTACAACGAGAAAAGCGATTAAGCAATTTTAGTAAAGATTTTTTTGATACTATCGTGATCGACGAGGCCCATCACTGCATTTCAGACGGTTACCAAAAAGTCCTTAGTCATTTTGACGATGCAAATGTATTAGGCGTAACAGCTACTCCGGATCGGGGCGATATGCGTAATTTAGGTGCATACTTCGAGAGCCTTGCATATGAATACACCTTACCTAAAGCAATCAAATCCGGATATTTAAGCCCGATAAAAGCCTTAACCTTGCCGTTGAAATTAGACTTAACAACGGTAGGACAACAAGCTGGAGACTTTAAATCAAGCGATTTAGGTACAGCATTGGACCCATACTTATACCAAATTGCAGATGAAATGGTTAAGTACTGTATGGATAGAAAAACGGTTGTCTTCTTGCCCTTAGTAAAAACAAGCCAAAAATTTCGTGACATCTTAAATGAAAAAGGATTTCAAGCTGCTGAGGTAAATGGTGAGTCCAAGGACCGTGCGGAGATTTTGGAAGATTTCGATAAAGATAAATATAACGTATTGTGTAATTCGATGCTTCTTACTGAAGGTTGGGATTGTCCAAGTGTAGATTGTGTCGTTGTTTTAAGACCAACAAAAGTTAGAAGTTTATATAGTCAGATGGTTGGGCGCGGTACCCGATTATTCGAAGGTAAAACTGAATTATTGTTATTGGACTTTCTATGGCATACAGAACGTCATGAACTTTGTCATCCGGCGCATTTAATTGCGGAGAATGAGGAAGTCGCTAAGGCAATGACTAAGCAAATCGAAGAAGCAGGTATCCCACTTGATTTGGAAACAGTTGAAAAGCAAGCCGTTGAAGACGTTGTTTCTCAACGTGAAGAAGCATTAGCCAAACAGCTCGAAGAAATGAAACGGCGCAAAAAGAAACTGGTGGATCCGCTTCAATTTGAAATGAGTATTCAGGCAGAAGACCTCTCTAGTTATGTGCCATCTTTCGGTTGGGAAATGAGTCCGCCAAGTGATAAGCAGGTTAAGACACTTGAAAAGTTAGGTATTCTTCCAGATGAGATTGATAACGCTGGTAAAGCTACTAAGCTGTTAGAACGTTTAGATAAGCGTCGCGAAGAAGGGTTGACCACGCCAAAACAGATTCGCTTTCTTGAAGGTCGAGGATTTAAACATGTAGGGACTTGGTCATTTGAAAATGCCAAAAAGTTGATCGATAGAATTGCGGCAAATGGTTGGAAGATTCCAGCTGATATCAATCCAATCGAATATCGTGGTGAACATTAATAATTACCAAAGGAGTGATTATTTTGCTATCAGAATGCGAAAAAGTAATTGCAAGAGGTGAATGGGTAAAAATTGTGTTTGGGAGGTTCGAAGGATTTATCGGATATGTTCTAAGATATGATCTGATCGATGAAAAATACAAAGTAATGGTTACTAAGAATCCCCAAGGAGAAACGGCACGAGGTAAGGTTTTGGTAGACTCAGATGATTTAACTTTACTAGAAATTCCAAAAGATGAGGATGATATTTTGGAATTAATCGACTTAGCACTTGATAGCGGTGATAAGGATTGGTTTATGAAACTATCAGGAATGATGGTGACGATAAACAATGGCAAATAAAATTAAAAGAAAAAGACGGTTAAAGAAAGCAATGACCAATCGTAAAAAAGATCGACTTAAACGTGCATGGAGAAACATTTGGGTGAAAAGTGGAGTTTTGAAAGAAGTAAACAATTTGTAAACCAATGGAGGCCATCAAATGGACTTAAATAACTGTTCAGATATTACAGAAATGTATTATATGGCACTACATCCAGAAGAGTTTGAATTAGTAACAAATAAAAAAGGAGTGGTGGGAATGCGCTTATTTCCGAATGGCGCATGGGTGAAATTAACACTTAAAGATTATCCTCATTCTGTTGGATATGTAAATGGCTACAGCTATCTTACAGGTAATTATTTTGTTGAAATCACGATTATCAAGGGTATGCCAGTTAATCCAAAATCCAATAAGACCATGGAGTTACCAAATGATTGTTTATCTCCAGTAGATGAATTAGATATTACAGGTTTTGATAATTCTTTCCTCATAGATTTAGCCTTAGATACTGATGACCGTGAATGGTTCGACCAATTAATGAACGGGGGAAAATAAAATGTTATTAGAAAACAAGGTAGCTATTATTACAGGTGCAGGTTCTGGTTTAGGCAAAGCAGCAGCACTTCTTTTCGCTGAAAATGGAGCGAGTGTAGTTGTTGCTGATTTTAATATCATGTCTTCAAAGGCGGTTGTAGAAGAGATAAAAGAACGTGGTGGAGAAGCATTATCTCTATGGGTGAATGTAGCGGATCGTACTAGTGTAGAAAGTATGGTGAAGCACACGAAAAACTTGTTAGGCAAGATTGATATTTTAGTAAATAATGCAGGAATCACAGCAGATAAAAAACTCGTGAGAATGACAGAAGAGATGTTCGACAGAGTAATCGATGTAAACATGAAGGGTGTATTCCATTGCACACAAGCAGTTTTACCTCACATGATTGAGCAACAAAGCGGAGTTATCATTAATACCTCTTCTGTAGTAGCAGACGGTAATATCGGACAAACCAACTACGCTGCAACAAAGGCAGCTGTAAGAACCATGGCAAGGACTTGGGCATTAGAACTTGCTCCAAAAGGAATTAGAGTAAATGCGGTCGCTCCTGGATTTATAGCAACGGAAATGACAGTAGGGAAAATGCGACCAGAAGATTTAAAAGCTGTAGAAAGTAAAATACCTATGGGGCATCTAGGTGAACCAAATGATATTGCCGAAGCCTATTTATTCTTAGCTAGTGACAAAGCAAAGTATATCACAGGTACAACACTTCACGTAGATGGTGGATTAGTAATTTAAAATCTTGGAAAATATAAAAATCCCCTCGGGTGGAAGTCTGGGCGAGACACCCGAGGGTCCAAATTAAAAGGGTGAGTTAAAAACCCACGACTAAAGATTAGCAATTATTAAAATTGTTGTAAATATCAGACACAAAATCTACTAGATTAGGAGGGCTGTAATGCTGCAACTTGATTTATTTCGAGAAATTATCGTTGATAACTTCGCTGGTGGCGGTGGAGCTTCAACCGGTATTGAGATGGCAACAGGATTATCGGTGGACATTGCAATTAATCATGATCCAGCTGCTATCGCTATGCACAAAGTAAATCATCCTGACACAGAACATTATTGCGAATCAGTTTGGGACGTAGATCCTGTTAAAGCAGTAAAAGGTAGAAAAGTCGGGTTAGCCTGGTTCTCGCCTGATTGTAAACACTTTTCTAAGGCAAAAGGTGGTAAGCCAGTAGATAAAAACATTCGTGGTTTGGCATGGATTGCTGTCAAATGGGCAATAGCGGTAAAACCAAGGGTTATCATGCTTGAGAATGTGGAAGAGTTTAAGACCTGGGGACCGTTACTGAAAAATGGTTATCCGGGTGAATCAAAAAAAGGAAAAACCTTTGAATCATTTGTAAAAGCTCTTGCATCACTCGGTTACAAAGTTGAATTTAAAGAACTAAGAGCATGTGACTATGGAGCTCCAACAATAAGAAAACGTTTTTTCATGATTGCCAGATGTGATGGTAGAAAAATCGAGTGGCCAAAACCAACACATGGTGATCCCAATAGTTTAGAAGTACAAGCTGGAAGATTAAAGCCTTGGAGAACTGCTTCGGAAATTATTGATTGGGATATTGGGACACCTTCCATATTTGAGAGAAAAAAGCCTCTTGCTGAAAATACTTTGAGAAGGATTGCCAGAGGTATTCAGAAGTTTATTATCAATGACCCAGATCCTTATATTTTACCAGACAAAAAAGCGGCGGCATTTCTTACTCAATACTACACAGAAACTAATCCAGATGAAGTTCGCGGACAGTCGTTAAAAGAACCGATTTATACCATACCAACAGCAAACAGATTCGGATTAGTGACTGCTTTTATTGCTCAACATTACAAATTATCGACAGGACATAGAGTGGATGAGCCATTACATGCGATAACGACAGTAAATAAAGCTAGTTTAGTATCAGCGTTTTTACTCAAGTATTATGGTAGCGATATTGGTCAAAGATTATCAGAACCATTGCATACTATCACGACAAGAGACAGGTTTGGTTTAGTAACCATAAAAGGGCAGGATTACAGGATTTTAGACATCGGTATGAGGATGCTGCAGCCATGCGAACTTTATCCAGCTCAGGGATTTCCGTCAAACTATATCATTGATCGTGATTTTGAAGGAAAACCTTATCCAAAGACCGAGCAAGTTGCAAGGGTAGGGAATTCCGTTCCTCCACCATTTGCTGAAGCTCTAGTCCGAGCAAATTTACCCGAATACTGTGTTAAAAATAATCGGTATAAACCTGCGCTGGCTAATTAAGAAATGAATGAAAGACTCAGAGGGAGATGTAAAATTTATGACTGTTCATAAAGCAACACAAATGGAAACCATTGAACCCTTGCATTACCATCAACACGAACTAGACACCATTGCTTTTTTGCAGAAAGGCTTTCCACCTGAGGTCTTTCTACACTTTGCCTTGGGTAATGTGATTAAGTATGCTCAACGGGCGGAGTATAAGAACGGGTTGGAAGACTTCGATAAGATGGTTGATTATGCTGTAAGGGCTAGGGATTGGTATCGGGGGTTGGGTAGTCTTTGAACCAAAATGTGAAGTAAATAAATTTATAAATTTGGAGGAATTAATCATGAAAAAATTAGCTGATTTACAAATAGGAGACAATGTATTTTTCCTACACGATGAACCGAAGTCGTACCAAGTGAAAGCAAAGGCACAAAACTTCATCATTGCAACCGTCGAGGATGGGGATTACAAGCGATATACCATCATTGATACGGATAAGGAAATCTGCGGTCCTCACGATAGAACATTTAATCCTTATGATTTCACTAAACAAGAGGATATTGAAACATGCTTGAACGATGTGATTAACAAAAAATATGGAATTACTTTATCCCAAAGGCACAGTGCTAAAGTATCAGAAGTGCTTGATTTAACAAAAACATTATCGGTTTAATGTCGTCTTTCGAAACAAAAAAAGACATCTTTTATGAAACGAACAAATCAAAAACAAAAGGGGATATGTAAATGATTAAAAAAATAATGGTACTTACCGTTTTAATTTCTGGTTTAGTAGCTGGACAAGCTTTTGCAAAAGAGGATCACGAAAAAGAAGTTAAACATCATAAACAACATGAAGTTAAAAAGGTTAAAACTCCTGCACCAACACCGAACCCTGCACCTGTTATTAATAACCCTTTAACGGGATTTAGCATAACGAACGGTATTCCAGGCGGTTACAATACTAACGTTAAATTGGTATCCGTTATGTGGGCAAAAGGGCTGGCTTATTCGTATAACGTGTATGTAGACGGAGTGAAACAAAAAACAGTTTTAGATTCACAGGGATTAATGTTTATGGAGTATCAGCAAGTGATGACTTTAGGTACTCATACAATTGGGATCAGCGTTGTGGATGTTAATGGCAATGAGTCACAGCAGTGTTTAAAAACGGTTGATGTTAGATAGAAACTGTAAAAAGAAGGAACTAATAAATTCTTAACACATGTCTCCTAGGGAGGGATGATTAGTGAATGTTTATCCTTACAAGACCATTACCCCTGGTAAATTTACAAAATATCAAGTTAACATCTTGGAAAATGGAAGCATAGTTGTAGAACATTATTTTAAAAAAAAGCTAAAATTACAAACCATTTTTGGGTCCCAAAATGATATAAAATCTTCAATTCTACCAAAACATATTAAAGAAATTTCATGTTGGGCAATCTGTGAATCTAAAACATTAGCAATAAATATTGAAAGTACGGAAAATAAATGGTTTTGATGAACTGGAGAAAGGCGACTAAAAAACAATTGTTGCAGATTATTATGGATGAACAGTGCCCGATTATTAATAAATTTGAAGCTGCAAATGAATATAAGCGGAGGGATAAAAGAGGATTTGGAAAAGCAATCAAACAGGCAAAAATCGTTAGACACAAAGATTGATTTAAAAATACTATCAATCATCAATGCTAGGAAAGCTGTTATTAAGTAACAGTTTAAGCTTGAAAGAATAAAGCCCTGGGGTTTTCCCAGGGTGTTTCTTGAGGGGTGATATTACTTTGAGTTTTGAACTTCCGGAATTAGACCGAAAAGCTACCCAAATAAAGGTTGAGGAACATTTTGACCGATATCGTGTATGTAAATATTTAACCTTTGAAAAAAGAGAAGCATCTATAACAGCCAGTACCACAGAACGCTTTCATGGACCTACAAATGTTACAAGTGATGAAACAGGAGATATTGCAATCTACAATGTTGATGAACAAGAGAAAAGAAAAAGCTTTTGTGAATGGACGGAACGAGCTGTAAAACGGCTGCCTCCAATGGAAAGATTTTTAATTGAAGAGCGGTACATGAGTCAAGATGCGCAATACTTAACAGACTTTAACGTGTATTTTCATAAGTTTCAACCAGCAATTTCCGAAAAGAAATACTCGAAAATTCGATGGAGAGCTTTTTATAAATTAGCCTTGGATTTGAATATTGCTGTTACAAGGTCCGAATAGAATGAAAATACGACTTAAAAGGGGAGTAGAGAAGATGGAAGTAATCGAAGAAATTAAAAAGGTGAAAATCGTTGCGGGAGCAAGTAGGGGGGATTTTTCAATCATGGAAGCAAGATTACTTGATGCAGATGGAAACCGTATTGGCTCTAAATACCTTTCATGTGATGAGTTAAAAGAAAAAGGTATTATTAAACGCTCAAATTCATTTAAGAAAGCAGAAGATTGGCTAAACACATCAGAAGGAATTGAGTGGGTTAGTACAGCCAATCATTATCAAATATTTTAGTATATCTTACTAAACAAAAGTTGAACCAAATTATGAATTAAGTAAAAGGAGGTATATGGAAATGAATACAGGAAAAATGACTGAATTAGTTAGTTACAAAGGGTTAGCAAAATGCACATCAGGGTGCTTTGATGGTTTACATGCCACAAAAAATGAAAAAGGTCATGTAATTTTAGTTGAAGAAGATATTGCTTACGATTTTTGGGATATGCGATTTGCAAATTGTAATTGGGAAATTGTTTTATAATTCGAGTGTCTTAAAGGGGATTGTGAAAATGGATAAATTTCCAATGGATAATGATGGTCACTTATCACAGAATCCTGATTACTACTCTGAAATGGTAACAGATTTAAACAGAAGGGTTAGAAGTATTCAAGATGAAAATGAGATATTGAAAGATGAAATTAAGAAAAGAAAGAAGTATGAAGGCTTTTTAAAAAGTCAGATTAGATGTGGTAATGATTTAGATGATTCTCACACATTTGAATGGTTCTGTGAATTATGGGGAGATATTCTGAAAGATTAAGACATCTTACGAAACAAATTGTGAATTATAAGTTGTAAAAAGGAAGTTGGTGGATCAGGTGGAAAACAAAGTTGATTTAATCGCGTTGCTGGAATATGTTGACCCATCGATGTTAGATTACCAGGAATGGCTCAACGTGGGTATGGCCTTAAAAAAGGAAGGCCATACAGCAAGCGATTGGGATGAATGGAGCAGGAGGGATGGGGGTAGATACCATCCAGGTGAATGTTTTAGAAAATGGACCACATTCGAGGGAAATGGTATCACAGGTGCAACCATTACTCAGATGGCTAAAGATAATGGGTGGCAGCCGCGCTCCGTTCGAGAAGACCATGAATTAGATTGGAACGATGAAATTACTGGCAATGATGATTATGTGATTATCGATAAAAACTGGATTGAAGGCAAAGAAATTAGTGAGCCAACTAATTGGAATCCAGTCAAAGAAATAACAACCTATTTACAAACGTTATTTGAAGCATCTGAAAATGTTGGGTATGTGGTATCCACTTGGAAAAACGATGAAGGTAAGCATTTGCCCACAAAAGGAAATTATGACAGAACGGCCGGAGAACTCATTCAAGCTTTTAACCAATCAGATGGAGATATTGGTGCTGTCTTAGGTGATTACAATCCGGAAGCCGGGGCCTGGATTCGATTTAATCCACTTGATGGAAAAGGCGTTAAAAATGAAAATGTCACTGATTTCCGTTATGCATTAGTGGAATCAGATACGATGGAGTTAGAAAAGCAAAACGCCATTATGCGTGAATTGGAATTACCGATAGCTGTTCTTGTGTACAGCGGCAAAAAGAGCATCCATGCCATTGTAAAAGTGGATGCTGCTAATTATGAAGAATATCGAAAACGTGTTGATTATCTTTATGATGTCTGTAAAAAGAATGGTTTAAACATTGATAGTCAAAATCGTAATCCTTCGCGATTATCAAGAATGCCAGGCGTGGAACGGAATGGTAAAAAACAATTTATCATTGATACCAATATAGGTAAAGCCAATTGGGAAGAATGGCATGAGTGGATAGAAGGAATTAACGATGACCTGCCAGATCCAGAAAGTTTAACAGAGTATTGGGATCATCTACCTGAATTGGCTCCTCCGTTAATCGAGGGAGTGCTTAGACAGGGACACAAAATGTTAATGGCTGGACCATCTAAAGCTGGTAAGTCATTTGCATTGATTGAATTATCCATAGCAATTGGTGAGGGAACAAAATGGCTTGGTTGGCAATGTACCAAAGGAAAGGTATTATATGTCAACCTTGAATTAGATAGAGCCAGTGCTCTGCATCGCTTTAAGGATGTATATAACGCATTAGGATTAAAACCTAATAACATTGGAAATATCGATATTTGGAACTTGCGTGGAAAGTCGGTACCGATGGACAAGCTAGCTCCCAAATTAATCAGACGGGCCCAAAAGAAAAATTACATTGCCGTTATCATAGACCCAATTTACAAGGTTCTCACGGGAGATGAAAACAGTGCTGACCAGATGGCACACTTTACAAATCAGTTCGATAAAATTGCCACAGAATTAGGCTCAAGCGTTATTTACTGTCATCACCACTCTAAAGGTACACAAGGAAATAAAAAATCAATGGACCGTGCTTCAGGTTCAGGAGTATTTGCCCGGGATCCAGACGCTTTAATCGACTTAGTAGAGTTAGATATTACAGACGCACTAATTAAGCAGCAGGAAGGTACGGTAGCTGCAAATATTTATGCCAATGCTATAAAGCAAGTTAACTTTGATTACTTTGATGAACACGTTGGTATCGATGATCAGCAAAGCGTTTCTCAAATGAATTCACATGCTGCACGTGTTTTAAATCCTACTTATTTACAACAAGTAGAGTTAGAGATTACTAAAGCTGTCCAGAGTATTCGTATTCGATCAGCCTGGCGTGTTGAAGGTACTTTACGTGAGTATCCAAAGTTTGAACCTGTTAATATGTGGTTTCAATACCCAGTCCACAGAGTCGATGATACAGGGGTATTGAAAGACATTGAACCGGAAGGAAATCTTCCTCCTTGGAAAAATGCGATGAATAAACGCAAAGACCCCGATCAGAAAAAACAAGAAAGAAAAGAATCGTTAGAAACGGCATTTGATGCACTGAATGATGGAGAAAATCCAGTAACAGTTGATGAATTATCAGAGTACATGGGAGTGGATAAAAGAACTGTTTGGAGAAGAATAAAAGAACATGGAGGTTATAAAACTGAAAAAGGTGAAGATAAAAAAAGCATCGTCACTGAAAATAAACTGTGACAAAAACATAAAATGTCACAGGTGCATAACTAAACCTTAAGTGTGACAAAAACATTAAAAAACGTTCATGTCACACTATGACGATAATGTATGACAAAAACATAATTTTACGTTTTTGTCATACGACGACAAAAACACTATATAAATATATATTTTGTTGTCACACGTGCGTGTGTAGTCGTGGGGGTGTAGTCGTGCGTGCTCACTCACGACGACCTACAACCCACACACTAGACTACAAGGCCCAAACTAAAAAGTTAAATAACGTAATGATTACGATTTAGAAATGAGGTAATTTTATGGGGTACGTAAAAAGAAAATTAACAAGTAATAAATTAGACGTAATTAAAAAAATGCCTCCTTTACACCATAGTTTGCCAGATGAGAAATTTGACATTTTTAAAAGCGAAACCATTAATTGGCTTTTACAACAACCTGAAATTTTATATTACTTGTGGGATGAGGTAGCACGGAGATCTGAAAATGTAATTTATAATCAAGAAACAAAAAAATGGACTGGGATTGAATATGAAGAAGGAGGTTTGAAATAACATGGAAGAGTTAATTAGAAAAATTGAAAACTGGGCTATAGATAAAAATTTACATCTTGCAGATCCTGCTAAACAAACTTTGAAACTCGGTGAAGAATTCGGGGAATTATGCCAAGGGTTAGCGAAAGGAAAACCAGAGCAGGTTAAAGATTCAATCGGAGATATGTTTGTAGTTATGACGATTCTCTCCATGCAGCTAGGATTGACCATTGAGGATTGTGTTGAAATAGCCTATAACGAAATCGCTGATCGAAAAGGCAAGATGGTCAATGGTGTATTTGTCAAAGAAGCTGATTTAACATGATAATCGAATTCTTTATGCCTTTAAAAAAAGTTCCGACTGTTACTCACCAAATGAAAAAAGTCCATGTTGTGAATGACAAGCCAATATTTTATGAAACAGAAGAGCTAAAAGCAGCACGTTCAAAATTAATGGCACACCTTGGACAGCATGTACCAGTAAAGAAATATACAGGCCCTGTACGATTAATTACCAAATGGTGTTTTCCTGTTACCGGTAATCATAAAAACGGAGAATATAAATACACACGTCCTGATACTGATAATCTACAAAAATTACTTAAAGACTGCATGACAAATTGTGGTTTCTGGAAAGATGATGCTTTAGTAGTTTCGGAGATTGTTGAAAAGTTTTGGGCTGATGTTCCTGGTATTTATATAAAAATTGAGGCGATCTGATGGATTATCAAAAATTTTTCAATGAAGTTGTTGAATGGATTAATCAATGCAATCAAATGGCATTGAAACATGGAATGAATAGTAATGAATTTTGGAATTGGGTTACTTCTACGACTGGAGCAATTAGTAGTAAATATCAAAATAACGAATTAGTAATCAGACAAATGGTTATGTTGTATGAATGGCTGGAGGATATTTATGCGAAAGGATTAACCAAATGACGAAAGATGAAAGAGAATCCATTATTACACAATTGGCTCTTGTTGAAGGTGTGAATAGATCAGTTTTTGAAAAATATACGGATGAACAGTTAATAAATGAAATGAGGTCGGTCTATGGAGAAAATGATAAAAATTGAACATCTTCCAGTTAAGAGTTTAAAAGAATCTATCGAACATCAAAAGGATTTTTATAAATCAGAATTGCTTGATATGGGGTATTTTAAAACTCCTGGAGGAAAACAATTGTATGAACTTTCTTTGCGTGATTTAGAGGATATTTATTTAAAAGAAAAAGCAAAGAAAATTTAATATTAAAATGGTTTTTCCTATGATGTAAAAAATTGAAATCATGGAGCTGAGATTATGGATGATACTGACTATCAAGCTCTTACTGAGAAGATCGGAGAAGTAACTTTACTAAATAAACAATTAAAAAGAGCTAATCTCAACATGAAAAGAGAGGTAAAGCACTTGAGACGGATCATCAAGAAAATGAAAGATGAGGTGGCCAAGGAACGGAAACCTCATTTTCGAAAAGGACAAAAGCGAGGGGAAAGGGGATTTCATGGGTGAACAAAATTATTGTCTCTTTACAAGAATTGAAAGAGTTCAGAAAGAAGGGGAACACCAATGAACATGAACAGTAAAATCAATCTTACAAAGCACCAGATCGAAATTATTACCTCGCTGGCCAGTCAAGAAGCAATAAAGCAATACAAGTCGCAGCTTAAAAACCAAAAGAAAGAGGAGAAGGATTGGCGGTTAAGAAATACGAAACTGCTTTTGGAAAATTACCACGGGTTAAAAAAACATTGTGAGGATATTGCTTTACAAATTAAAGAATACGAGGGTACTGTCTTTAATTTAGAAGAACTCACCCTTGAAACTCTGATGAAATATAGATTGATGACTGCTAAAATGATGCGGCATTTTGACAGAATGATTTATCATTTCAGACTCGACAGCGAAACGGGATCTGAAGAAGAACAAAGAAGATTTAAAGTAATTTATCATAGATATTTAAGTGATAACCGTTTATCTGTGCAAAAACTATGTGAGATGTATCATGTAGAGCAAGGTACTATTTATCGGGACACAAAGATGGGAATAACGGATTTATCGGTGCTATTATTCGGACTTGCAGCACTTGAGTAAGTCGGTTAAAAAAACATTAAAAAAAAACGAAGGTTTTATGTGGTATTATGATAGTGTGAAAAAATTATAAATAAAAAGCGATTAAAAGGCATTTTTACAGTTTTCTGTAGAAGTGCCTTTTTTATGTTTTAGGAGAGGGTGGACATGAAAAAATGTCAAACTTGTATTTGGTCCGATTGGCGAAGTGGGACAAAGGTTTTCTGTCCATTTCCTCGATGCGTAAAACCGAAAAAGTCAGAAGAAGAACATTGCAATTCGAAAGAGGCAACTATTAAAGATGAAGTGAATGAGGTTGTTTCAAAACATTCCACGCAATGAAACGCCATGTTTTAGACTTATAGGATATTAGTAATTTATACAGTTCATCATGTGATCTGCGGCAACGCGCACGTAGCGTAAAAACCTCGACCCTTGTCTTGGGAATAGGTAAAAAATGTAAGAAAATTCGTAGAAAATAGACTTCTGTGACATAAAAATACGTAAAAAAGTAAACTTCTACGAAATTAAAGACAAAATAAAAAATCCCCTAGCATAGGGGATTATAAACTAAAGCTATCAAGGATATTGTCTTTCTCTTCTTTGTTGATGCCTATATATCTTAGAGTAATCTTAGGAGTACTGTGGTTAAGAATATCTTGTAACATAGCAACGTCTTTAGTCTTTTTGTAGAACCAGTAACCGAAGGTTTTGCGCATGGTGTGAGTGCCCACGGCATCGATCCCAGCGAATTCAGCTGCTTTCTGCAGTTGGTTGTAAGCCTGAATCTTTGAGATGGCTTTATCACCTTTACGGCTTGGGAATAACCATTGGCTTTTAACCGTTTGAGCATAAGCATAAACCTCGTTAAAACATCCAGTGATGTTAACTGTCCGAGGTTTTTTTGTTTTACCTTCCCGGACTAGGAACTCTTTACGTTTCTTGGACTTCAGTGCAGTGATCTGTTTGGTTTCCAGTGCTAGAAGGTCGCTTACTCGAAGGCCAGTGTTAATTCCAAGCAAGAACAGGATGTAGTCACGTTCAGAACAATGTCTGCGTAATGCCCATTTCATATCCTCCAGTTGGTTCAGGTCTCTGATGGGTTGCACGTCGATTAAGTGTTCTTTTGTCATGTTAAACAACTCCTTTAAAATCAATGATTTGAATTTATACTTTTGTTATCTGATTACATTATAACACTGATTCCCTAATAAATTCAATGTTTATACCGATTTGAATTTAAACTTTTATTCATTAGTTTAAATTCGTTTTAACTTTATCTCGGAGCAACGAACAGCAGAGGCAGGTACTACTCTACTCCTGGCAGGGCAGTCAGGTACCCTACTAGGCGGGGCGTGATCGTACCAACAACGAACTAAAAACAAAACAAACTTGCTTTTGAACTAACCAAAAGCGAAAACAGGTATATTTAAATCTCTTTTTCAGCAAAGTGGCCTAGAAAAGTCAAAAACGACTGGAAACCGCATGAATACTGGGTGTATGCCACCCCTTTGCAAGAGAGACGGGGCTTTTGAGCCTAATACGCCTTGCGCTAAACGGAAACACATGCCACTTTTCTCAATCTTGAAAGAAGGTCCTTGCAATGGAGAAACAAATTGTGATCATTTACGATGTCGTCACTAGGGAACTTAAAATCCAAGAAAACGATTTTACTACCTTTGAGGCACTTGGAATCTTAGAGGCTGCCAAAGCCATGATTACTGATAACTGGCTCAAAGATTAAAACCCCTAACCAACTACCTTCAACAACGGATAGCCCCCCCTATCCAAACAAAAAGCCTTCGCTCCAGGAGGCTTTTTCAATTTTAAATTTTTTGCCGGTTTTCCAAACCTCGGGGGGTCGGTAGAGGAAACTAAGAAAATTAGGAGGCATTTTAAAATGAAATCTCGATTAGATGAATTGTTTCAGTATTTAAATTTACTTTGTGAAGTGAATGACTGTGCGATGGTAAAGCCCTATACAGTTGGAAGTAAAATACTAAGAACTTGTGAAGAAATTGAAAAGGAATTGGGCATAGGAGAGAAAACGAAAGAATACTGCGATTCAGGAGAAGGCGAAACCACTGATAAGGCAAACAAACTGGCAGAGGGGTTTTACAATGCAGCCAGCAGAGCGGGCAGGACTCCGTTAATTTAGCCTTGTTTCAATATTGACGGAAAGGAGGAATTCAGATGCGAAAAGAAATCGATTACGCCTATTTCAATAAAAAACAAATCCAGGCTGCTCAGCTGATGGCTGCATCCGAGGAAAATCTGACGAACGAACAAATCGCGAAAACGGTGGGAGTAGATGTCAGTACTTTCTATCGCTGGAAAAAGGATAAGAAATTCATGGAGATGTACCAGGACCTTTGCGAAACCTACATGGATGAATTCTTGGCTGAAGCTTACCGGGAATTGCGTAAAGGTGTTAGGAAAGGCTCGATTAAAGCAATGGAATTGTATCTCAAACGCTCCGGTAAACTCATTGATCGCAGAGAAGTAACAAAGGATATGACCTTAGAGGTTACGACCATCGAAGGAAAAACAAACGATCAGCTGCGTAAAGAGGCAATCGAGATGGAAAGAAAATTGCTTGGTCAGATCGTGGAAGCTGAAGTGATTAACGATGAATAGTACACAGCGTATAGAAAGAATTGAGATACTAAAAAAACAAGCTGCATTGCTTCGCCCGCAGGCTTTGAATGGGGATAATGCGAAGCTGTTGAGTGAGTATTACGAGGTCTTGAAAGAAATCGAAAAGGTGCAGCGCATCGAGGACGGCTTCCACGACATTATGGCGTTTGCAACGAATTACTTTGTGGATGTCGAGGAGCCTTACAACTTGCTCCATAAAGAAACGCCGAGTCCTCCGTTCCATTATCAGCTGGCAAAGGATTTGAGAGAGGTCGCGTTGTCTCCTACCAAGTTTCGCTTGGCTGAGTGTGCGCCCAGGTCTCACTCGAAGACGACATGGACTTCGAATATTTTCCCCATCTGGATTGTTTGCTACCAGGAGGATATCAAGCAGCCTTACTGGATGCTGATCAATGCGATTCAGGACGGGGCAAAAGAGTTTTTGGACACTATCAAGATGGAGTTGGAAGGAAACGAGTTGCTAAAAGCGGACTTTGGAGACTTAAAGGGAGATACAACTTGGAACTCCTTTGAGATCGTCACGGCCAACAACGTGAAAATCAGTGCTCATGGTACCGGCGAGAAAATTCGAGGGAAAAAGTTTAATGGAGCTCGCCCTAACCTGATACTAGACGATATGGAATCCGATGATACCGTGTCAACGCCGAACCAGATCGACAAGACGATGGATTATTTCCGGAAGGTGTGCATTCCAATGGGGGACCCGAAAAAAGGGAAGATCATTTTTATCGGGACCATCCTTCACTATAAAAGCATCTTAAACCAGGTCATCACCAATTTCAGCGATTGGAAAGCTAAAAAATACAAAGCCATTGAAAAGTTTCCCGACCGTATGGATCTGTGGAATGAATGGGAAATGATCTATCACGATCGTTCTGTAGGAGATACTCCGGAGGACTCAAGTCGGATTTCAAGGGAAAAAGCGATTCAATTTTATAAAAAACACAAAAGGGAAATGCACAAAGGGGCTAAGGTACTCTGGCCTGAGAGAATGGACTTGCTTACCTTAATGGAAGCAAGAGCACAGGACAGATATTCCTATAATACCGAGTATCAGAATACCCCCATCGATGCAGAGACTCGGGTGTTTAAGAAAATCTGGACATACAAACCCGAGGAAATTAACATTAAGGACCTGGATATTTATGGGGCCTGTGACCCATCGCTTGGAAAAACCAAACGGGCTGATGCTTCAGCGATTCTGACCCTCGGCCGTCATAGACGATCGGGGATTTTGTATGTGCTGGACGTGGACAATAAAAAGCAGCGAAAGCCAGATGAAATCATACAAGCGATTTTTCAAAAGGCGATTATTTATGAGTATGTCGGCTTTAACGTAGAGACGGTTGCCTTTCAGGAATTTTTCAAAGATGAGGTAGTAAAAAGAAGTGCTCAACAAGGAATCTATATTCCTGTGAAAGAGTTTAAGTCCACGACCAAGAAAGAGATCAGGATTTCGGCTCTTGAGCCATTAATGACAAATGGACAAATACGAGTCCTTCCATCTCAGAGAGAGCTGATCGAAGAATTGGAGTACTTTCCAAAGTCAACGGACAACCTTTTGGACGCTTTGGTCATGGCAGCGGACTTAGCGAAGCGGAAATCAGGGAATTTAGCCTTCGGGCATGTGTGAAAAGGGTGAAAATGATGAGAAAATATATCGGTTTTAAATTAATTAATGCAAAACCTATGAGTTTAGGAGAATACAATATGTTTCGGGGTTGGCAGATTCCTGAAAATGAGGACCCGAATCGAGAAGGGTATAAAGTGGTCTATCCTGATGGATACGTAAGTTGGTCACCAAAAGAAATTTTCGAATCTGCTTATATGGCAATTGGAGACAATAACACTATTATTCAAGAAAATGTAGATTCATTTATCGAGGATATTAAGGTTAGCACGTTTGGAGAGAAAACCACATTTGTTCAAGTTACTTTAGTGAATGGATTTATACTCACTGAATCTTCATCATGTGTGGATCCTGCTAACTATGATGAAAAACTTGGTGCTGAGATTTGTATCGAACGTATAAAAAATAAAATCTGGGAGCTGCTTGGATTTCTTCTCCAAACGGCTAGAAACGGAGTGAAATAACTTGAAAAGGTTAAAACATGATTTGTTAACCAGCAAATATACAGAAGTCTGGCATGAAGAAGATGAACAAATGAAATTCAATGCACCCCATCATTTCTTTGTATGTGAGTCAGGACTAGATGTAAATGATACATCAATTGGTATTAAACCATTAGCTGAATTTGGATTCCAAGAAGGGCCAATCAAAGAAAATGGCGTGAACGGTGTATGTAACGAGGATTTAATTGCGATGGTCATTACACGTTTAGAACACTTTCAAAACAGTGAATATCGATGCAGAGAAAATGCCCTTGCGATTACCAAGCTAGAAGAAGCCTTATTGTGGCTAAGAAAACGCACAATGGGACGGGAACAGCGCGGAGTCGAAGGGACGAATGTAAAATGAATGCAAATCTAGTTGATCATATCGGTTCGGAAGTAACTGTTTGGTGCAAGGATGGGAACGGAATGACAAATAGAACACTGCTTACAGTAGACGAGTTTGGTGTAGTGGTTACTGGATGGAACGATAAAGACCTCTGTGTATTCATTCCTTGGATTCAAGTAAAGTACATTGATTACACAAAATGAGGAGGAATCGGGAATGACATTAAAAGAGCGTTTTACCAAAGAATGCCACGATAAAGTAAACGGGCCAGCCCATAAGGTCTTAACAACCGCAGTAAAACTTCCTTCGGGCGCAATTGAAATAATCACTAATACGCAAGAGATTCCTTCTAAAATAGATTATTTGCACGCAGCATATGACAATGAATTCAAACTAAAAGCAAATCAAAATGTTCAAATAGTGGGATATATGTTGGTTTAGGCGTCTATAGACGCTATTTTTTATGCCTTCAGAGAGAGGAGGTGGCGCATGGGAATATTTACGAGATTACGGGCTGCAATTGATGCTTTCTCAGGCAAAGTACCTCAAGGGAAAGCGGAGCAGCATCCGCTCTATCTGAACTTTAATGTCGGAACACTTGGACAGCCTACGCAAAATAGTAAAGTCAATCACCAAATGCTCCGGAACTTCTCGGAGAATGCGGTAGTTAGGCGAGCCATTGATTATATCCGAAATCAGGTTTGTCGATTAGCCTGGGATTTTGAAACGATCTTATTGGATAAAAAGTTGACGGCTGACCAAAAACGAAGAGTGCAGCTGCTAAAAGATTGCTTGTCGAATCCTAACCCGAATGATGACTGGATGACTTGGATCGGTCAGCTGATTGAAGATTCCCTTGTTATAGGTCAATCTTATACCGAAAATAAAGAATTTACAGGTCATGAAAAAGATCACCCTTATTTGTGGTACCCAGTGGACGCGGCGAGCGTTCAAGTTTACTTAGACTGGGACGGAGATCCGAGAAAACCGAGATTTGCTCAGTTTGATTTGAAAGGTAGACGCATTGACTTAAAAACAACCGAGTTATTCGAGATGGTCCACAATAAGCGATCCAACACTCCATTTGGTTTAAGCCCGGTTGAGGTTGCGGTCCATCAAATTCAATATCTGTTAGAGGCGCAAAACTATGCAGGAAAAACAGCAAGTAACGCTACCCCTAAGAAGCTATTATCGTTAGGCTCTGATGTGGGTGAAACTCAAGTTCAGGCGTACCGAAGATATTTCAAAGATGAAATAGAAGGCCGTTCCCATTTACCGATTATCGGAGGGACCGAGGATCCTAAGAGTATCGAGCTAGGCCATACCGGAGACCAAGCCCTGTTTCTACAATGGCAGGCTTTTTTAATTGGGATTATCGCCTCTACTTTTAACTTGGATGCGATGAAATTTAACTTAGTCGTTGGGATTAATCGATCTACAGGGGATACCCTGGACGATGTTTCCGATGAAGGCGCTATTCGCCCAATGGCTCAACAAATTGAGTACTACATCAACCGTCATATTGTGCCTTTGTTTGGGTTAGACGGAGTTGTTAAATTTAGATTCCAATACACCACGTCTTTCCAGGATCGAAAATCACTAAGTGTCATCCATCAAATTTATTTACAAGCTGAGACCATGACGATCAATGAAGCACGTCGTGAAATTGGACTGCCTCCTCTGCCTTATTCGAATTTGATCGGAATGAGTAAGGGTGACTTAACTGTGTCAGAGTACCGAGCAATCTTCGGAGGCACAAACACCTTACAAGATTCTGTCGGAGTGGACTCGGATACTAAAACGGAAAATCCAATCCGAGAGGAAATGGAAACAAACGCTGAGAAAACAAAGCACGACATGCAAGAAGGCGAAAACGGTTCGAATAGGCCTAAAAACGAAACACAGGACCCGAACAATAATGGCGGTAATAATGGCGTGCATGGAGCACCCAAGCCGAAAGAAAAGTCCATGAATCAGCGCAATGACAGAGGGTTAGACAATAACCTTTAAACGGAAAGGAGGGTGACTTATGAAGTTTGTAAACCTGAAAGCTAGTAACTTTTTATTAGGGGAATTAGAACACCCGAATAAAATGCCTTTTTTCGGAATTTTAACCTACTTCGATGCCCCTAGCGACAGAGCTCCACACGGATCAGATGGGCGAAAGGTTTTTATTCCGTCAGATGTCGGAGTACCTGCTTTAGACAGTTTAGTAGGCATGGCCGTTAATCTGAAAAAGGGCATGGATGACCATGATCCGCAAAATAAAATAGGTGTCATCACTTCTGCTTGTCCAGGAGAGCCGAATGAATTTGGGACTCCTGTTATGATAGAGGGATTTATTTATGCAAATGACTTTCCGGATGCTGCGCTTGATATCAAACAGAATCAATCAGCACTAGGATTCAGCTACGAGACAGCAAACACCCTGCTAATGGATGGCATGTATGAAGGCGAGCTCGTCGCTGTAGTCACTCAAATTGTTTTTACGGGGGCCAGTATTCTTTATGCTGATGACGCAGCCTACACAGCCACATTCATAGCAGCAAGTGCTGAAACTGAAACAAATAATGAAGAGGAGGTAGATCAAACAATGAATCCAGAACAATTGGAACAGCTCTTAGCCGCAATTAATGGGTTAAAAGAGTATGTAGATGCTAAATTTGAGAACTTCAAAAAAGAGGATGAGCTAGAGGACCAGGTGGCTGATGCTATCGAGGATGCTCAGGAGAGTTTAGAAGAGAGTACAGAGATTGCCGCATCTTCAACTGGAGAAACAACGGAGGAGGTGACAGACGAAGTGGAGGAAACAAATGAAACCCAAGAAACTGAAATAGACGCAGCTGCCGATTTAAAGGCTGAGTTAGACAGAGTTAAAGCGGAATTAGCTGAGATTAAAGCTTCTGCAGATTTACAAGCGGCTGCCCGCAAGACTTTCACCTATCCAAAAACATTAATTTCAAAGTATGAATTATCAGAGGAAGAGGAAGAAACAACGTTAATGGCTTCTATCGATGAGAGAGAAGACCTTTCAATCGAAGAGAGACTTGCTCTGAAAATCGAACTTAGGGATAAAAAGCTCAAGCAATCTAAGTAATTACTAATTAATTGAATATTTTTGAACAGGTCCAACGCAAAGCGTTAGGGCTTTTTTGCGTTTATCAAATATTAGGAGGTCATGAATAATGACAGAAGTTCAAGCTCAATTTAAAACATTAAAAGCTGCTGCTGATTCCGTCGCTACAAACGGTGGTATTTTAGTACCAGAATTCCAAAAGGAAATTACGGATTTAGTTCGTCGTGCCGGTGCACTAGGCCAGAGATTGCAGTATGTACCTGCTACAGGTGCGATTTCTAGGTTCTTCGAACAAACTGCTATCAGTGACGGTCAATGGACAGGAACAGGGTCACAAGCAGCTGCACCAATCGGTTCTGGGAATATTGCTCCGACTCCAACAGGTCCAACAAGGGTTGAAAAAGGCCTCTTAATCAAGGCTATCACCAATGAAATCTCGTATTCTCTTTTTGATTTAGAGACTATCGCCCAGCAAGGAGTATTCTCCCAGCTAAAAAGCAAAGATTTAATTGATATGACGAATGGGATTTTGCGTTTGCGTGATAAAGGTCTTTGGGTAGGGGCCGATACAGTTTCTGGGTCACAAGTGGGCACGAACACAGGCGCCAACGGTTTGCAATATGTTGGGCTGCTTCAACAAATCACGAAATCTACTACTATCGCAACTGGCGCCAGCATCGTTGATAATATCCGTACTCAGGTTGCTCAGTTGATGGCAGATCCAAACTACGAGAACGCTCCATCAGCTGTGTATATTAACCCTCTAGCACTTGATTTTCTTGAGCAGGAGGCCAAAAATTCGCAGACTGCCTTAAGATACATCGCAACTGACTTTGCGGAAGCAAAAACCGGGTTAACGGTTAATGGTCTTAACACTGTCGCAGGAGTGCTTCCTTTGATTCCGGATCCATTTATGGCGATGGATGCGACGATTTCAGGCGTTTCAGCCGCACCTGGTGGACAGCACAATTATCCTTTTGCCATCTTAAATGAACAGCAAGTAGAATTCCATTATGTCGGCAGCAAAGAGCCTCGTGTGTTCCAAATGGGCTTGTTAACAGGTCTTGCAGAGCAATACGTAGGCGTTCTTTTCGGAGCCCCTGTAGCCAAAGGTGGAAGCTACGCTCACGTTGTCGGTGCCATTCAGCGCTAATTAAAATATGGGGTAGTCTTCGGGCTACCCTTCCTAATTGGAGGACGATCCACATGGCTAAAAAGTTAGAAAAAATCGTTGAGGAAGTAAAAGAAATTGAAGTTAAGTTAGCTGCTGATTTCAAATCAGCTTTTCATACAATTTGTACGAAGTTCGGAAACGTTGAATTTGTCGATGGCAAAGCGACGATTGCCTCTGAAAATAAAGATCTAATAAATGAATTACAAAATATGAATGCTATTCACCCCTTAGAAAAGCCTCCTGAGCTAGATGTGACTTCAGAAACAAGTGAAACTAATGGATGATGAGGCAAGAAAAGCAGCCGAGGCACTTTTTGAAAAGCATTTAGGTTATCCGGTTTCTCCAAAAGAGGTCACAGAGCTGATTAGATTAGAAAAATATGGTTTCGAGCTAAAACAAAAACCGTTTATCTCCCTACTTTCTGTTCAAGCAAGAACAGAAAAATGGGGCGATTATGGTGTTGATTTAGGTCAATCCATTTGGATAGATATTCCTATCGAACAAACTCATGTGTTTAAACATGATTCTATAACGCTTCTAGCCGTTCCTCCTACGCTTTTTGGCACGGTCTATACGGAAGTCAGGGCAACCTATATTGCGGGTTTAACGGAGTTGCCTGAGCGCTTAGAAAGGGCGATTCAAACGGTAGAAATCATGATTCAAAAGGGAGAACTCGACTCGTGGAATCGTCAGTTACCTTTGGATGTGTTAGAAGTGATTGACTCCTACAAAAAGGAGGATAAATAATGCCACAATATGTAACGATTTCTGAATTTAAGAGTGCGCCAACGGGAATTGATACGAGCAACATTGATCAATCCAATGCGGGCGTACAGTTAGCCCAGGATATCGCCTTAACGGATATCTTGCGGAGAGCTTCAGCGTGGGTCGATAACATTTGTAAGATGACCTTGCAGGCAACCGTTAACACAGAAACCAAGGAATGCAATACTACGCGCGATGGTAGGCTTGTCGTCCATCCCGATAACGTGCCAATCATCAATTTGCAAAATGTGGGATTTAAGACGTCACCAAATTTAGGATTTACACAGCAGGATATGAACAGTGTTCAGGTATACGAGAACTGGTTCGCTATTTATTATCTTCAAACTGGCTTTTTTGCACCGTCTTTAGCGGTCCAGTATCCCGAATTTGGGTATTATAATCCCTTTCAGAAACAAATGCTTTCCGACCTGCCCATTATTGTTCAATACACATACACAAATGGATATGCGAATGCGGTTTTGTTGAACGATGGGATTGGAGGTTCCACGACAATAAAGGTCGATAACCCAACGGGATTTGTTCCCGGGACACAATTCACACTGTACGATATGTACGAAGAAATTTGCACAGTTCAGTCTGTGAATGGTAACGAAATTACGCTCACGGCTCCTCTTGGATTTAATCATTTGCAAGGGATCAACGCTTCTTCCCTACCGGCAGATATCAAGCAAGCCACTATTTTACTAGCAAGCGTTCTTATTCGTGAGCGAGGTGCTGTAGCACTAACCATGAACGGGACAACAGTCCAGGGGGTTAACAGTAACTTTGTAAAATACGATGATGTGACGATTGCTAAGGAGCTTTTAAAGCCTTACAGGCGGGTGATCACATCATGATCCAATTAGGACTTGACCAACAATCATGGGAAGTTTTGAACCGGATGGCCGCTGCTGCCGGTACTTGGGACGAATTCATGCATAAACAAACAGCCAATGATATTGCCGAGGCTGTTAAGGAATATATGAAACCTTTAATGTCTGTCCGACCTGTTACAACAGGCTCGGCCGAGAAAAACTTAAGGCACGAAGTGAATGATACAGGTAACGGATTTGATATTAACTTTTTTAGTAATTTTTACATCAATTTTGTTGATGAAGGATCACCATTTACACGAATTTTTGCCTATACCTATGGGTTATGGGGATTCCCAATAAAAACAGGCGATGGAGGAAAGATATTTCGAGCATCTATTTCAGGTGTCGGACAAGGAAACAGTCCGTATGCTGACATGTTACCTACCCATTTTAGCCAAAAGGCATCCGATTTCCTCCAAGAAAAAGCGGCCGACATTGCGTTCCAGAACTTAACACAATGGATTAGTAGGGCGGTGGGATAATGCGTAATGACGTGAAAAATGCCATAAAAAATGCGATCTTGAATACTGCCGGAGTTAAAACCGTCGATACGCGAAGAAGAAAGATTACCCCTCAAACTCTTTTTCCTTTGGTCATCGTTTCGTTGCCAAAATCCAAAGAAACAAGAGTCTCGGCACAGGCGCCTCTCGGCAAAAAGAACAACAAGATGGTCGGTCGGTTAGAAATATTCAATGTCGACGTGACCCCAGACGGATCAGGGCAGGATTTATTCGAGGATCTACTGGACTCAATCGATGAACAATTGCGTAAGGATCCGACACTTGGAGGATTGGTGCTTTCAGCTGGTATAGAGTATATCGATACAGATGTAGCCCTTCCCCAATTAGCAGATGGACAAAACGTTGCCTTATTTGCGGTAAAGCAGTTCGATGTGACTGTCCAAGTCACAGGATAGGAGGTCACTATGAAAAAAGTTAAATACAATGGGCAGAATGAGGCTCTTTTACCCCTACATGGTTTGGTCGTTCATAACGGCGACGTGATTGAGGTAGAGGATGAATTCGAGAACGCCCTTTTCGAAGAGATAAAAGAAAAACTAAGCAAAAAGGATGGTGACGCACAATGAGTAAAATTTCTGCATTAGGCCATGTTGGAGTCGCAATGGAAAGTGTGTTTGGAACGGCTTTGGCTCCCACTCTCTATATTCCATACAACACGATTAAAGTAGAGGACGACATCAAAAAAGTAACTGATGATGGCCGCAGAGGTGTTTTAACAAAGGATTTTGCTGTTTATAACACTACAAAAAGTGGCCAAGTCGAAATCGATGCCATGGCGTACCCGGATACACTGGGCTTTTTCTTGAAAGCCATTTTTGGGCAGGACACTGTTACAGGATCAGCTCCATATTCACATAAATTTACGGTGTCTAATGCCCTTTGTCCTTCAATCACTGTCCAAGATTATAATGCTATGACGGAACGCCAATATGCTGGAGCACTTGTACAAGAAGTAGGGTTAAAGTTTGATAGTGAAAAAGAAATTTCAATGACAACCAAAATGATTTCAAAAGCATCAGTTGTTACGACAACAACTACCCCTGCTATGTCTTCAACAAAACCATTTTTAGGTTTTACGGCAGCGTTGAAAATCGGCGGCACTGCCAATTTAAATATGGTTGGCGGTGAAGTAACAGTTAAACGCGAAGCGAAATTAATTTTCGGTGCTAATAATTCGCAAGATCCATCAAAGTACGTAACATCTCGTATCGAGGCTGATGGAAAAATAACTTTTGATGTTGAAGATGAAACTGAATTAATGCTGTATCTTAACGGAACGCAGCCAACACTTGATATTCTATTTACCCAGGATACTAACACTTCGTTAGACCTATCATTCGGGAAAATTGACGTAACGAAAGCAACTGTCGACCGTTCTCAGGAGCTGGTAAGAGTAGATTTATCCTTTAAGGCTCTTTATAACGCAACCGACAATGGAATGGCAACTGTTACATTAAAAAATGCGGTAGCAAGCTACTAATCGAAGGAGTACTTTCAATCGTACTCTTTTTTTATTTTATAAACGGAGGTTTTAATAATGCGAATTGAACTAGATGAGCTTGGAGAAGGTCAATGGATCGAAGTAAAAGACCCTAAAAGGCTTCCATGGGGTAAACAAAAACAGATTGCAACTATTGTAAAAGAGGGAGATGTGGCTACAGGTCTCGATGCAACAGAGATCCTTGTCATGTCTCTTGTGAAAAAGGGATATGTACTTGACGATGACGATAAACCTATCGATTTTCCTTTGGATGTAGAAAACATTTCGAGAGTGCCATCATTTATCATCGAGAAAATTTCCGAAATCTTTTCTGCTTCAAAGAAAGAAATTAAACCAAAAAACTAATAGATGGTGTAGATCAATGGCTTAGGGAGTATGTGAAAACAATGCCTATTGAATACGCCGAATTTCGATTATGCAGAGAAATGGGCTGGACATTCAATGAGTTGGAAAATCAACCGACTTGGAGAATTGAACAGGCCTTTTTATTTTTGGAACGGGAATCCATCCACCAAAAAACACTGGAAGATAACTAGAAAGGCGGGTGAACGTATAAATGGCAAATGAAGCAAAACTGAATTTAGTCATATCAGCCCGCGACGAAGCAAAACAAGTGATCGAAAGCTTTGTGAGTAGCATTTTATCCATGTTCGACGGGATGCAAAGCGAAATAACAAAAGCATTCGACATGGCGCCGATTGAGCGTTCAGTGTCCGAAGCAACTGCAGGTATTCGGCGCAGTTTTGAGGAGTTGAACGTAGGTCCAATTGTTGAAGAACAATTTCGAGGAGTAACAACTGCAGCACAGGAAACAAATAACCAAATAAGCGAATCCATTTCTGGAATAAGACGTACCTTTGAAGAGTTAAGTCAGACAATCGGACAAGCCGCCAGTTCAGCAGAAGGTGGATTTAGAAATATATCACAAAGTGCATCTGAATGTACACAACAAGTTTCTGAGTCGGCAGGTAACATGGGACACGCCATGCAGGATGTAGGAGCCCTTATTGCAGCCCAGATGATAGGTGACCAACTTCAGGAAATCGGAAAAAAAGGTGAAGAAGCGTTTTTAGGCGCTGTTAATTCTGCGGCTACGTTTGAATTCAACATGTCACGGGTAGGGGCGGTATTAACGACTGTTGGTAAAGCTTCAAACTCTCAAATGCAGCAAATGGCAGAAGCCGCTCTGTCCTTAGGCTCGCATTCAGCTTTCAGCGCAAATGAAATTTCACAAGGAATGTATACCCTCGCACGTCAAGGATTGGATGCTTCTACCATCCTGGGGGACGGTGTGAACGGGGCTATCAATATTGTAAATGACCTGGCGCAGGCTACAGACTCTAGCTTAACTGATACCGCAACAGTTATTACAGATATTGTCCACGAATTTGGATTGTCTGGCAGCTCCTTAAGGGATGTAGCAAACATCATGAGCGGTACACTTCATAACTCCTCTGAATCCTTGCAAGACCTATATATGTCTATGAGGCAAGTAGGACCGATCGCCTCGAGTATGCATCAAAGTGTCGGCGATGTTTCCACAGCTTTAGCTTTACTTGCCCAACACGGTATCACAGGCTCTCAAGCAGGAACAGCCATGAAAAACATGCTGCTAGGCTTAGAGCCTAGAACTAAAAAAGCAGCAGATTTGATGAAAGAGCTTGGAATCAATGCGAAGAACGGGGCGGCTAACAGTTTTTATGATCTGCAAGGTAACTTAAAGCCAATGCCAGAAATCTTGGATATTTTAAACCAAAAATTTGGTGGAATGAATGATCAGCAAAAACAAGCAGCCTTAGCAGCTACATTCACGAAATACGGGTTAGCAGGATTAAACATTGTTGTAGGTGAATCTCGCGATAAATTCTTAGAATTTCAGAAAGAGCTCAAAATGGATGATGCTGCAACAATCGCGGGGAAGAAATACGATAACCTTCACGGAGATTTGATTAAGTTTCAGGCAGCTGTAAGCACAATGGGCAAATCTTTTGGCGATACTCTCGGGCCAGCTTTACGAGGTATTGTACAAGAGGCAACTAAGTTTGTTCAATGGATGACTGCCCTGCCTAAGCCGGTTAAAGAAGCGGGACTAGTAGCTTTAGGACTTGCATCAGCTTTAGCAATTGTTGCGGGCTCGGTCATATCGTTTGGTATAGCTATGGCCTTTATGAAGCCTGGCTTTGAATTATTGGGTGGAGTAATCGGCAAAGTAGGAGGTAGTTTCCTAGGATTTGGAGCTACTGCCGGCAGAGTTGGAGGAATGCTCAGAGCCGTAAGTTTTGCCCCTCTGTTAAACGGGGTCCGAGGCTTAGTCAGTGTACTTGGCTCTGGCGCAGGAAGGCTTTTAACCTTTGGAGGCATTTTCAATATTATTAAACGACCTGTGGTCTTGTTCCTTGAAGGCATTTCGAATTTACACCATATCGTTCCAGCAGCTTTCAGTGCCATTCAGGGGGCGATTGGTAAAGCCGCATCCTTTATTGTGACGAGCATCCCAAGGATGAGCGCAGCTTTCTTGAGATTCAGCACCTTAATTTACACATCCGGTCCTAGAATATTGGCGGCAATGCTGAGAGCTTTTAGCTGGACAAATATTGTGTCCATCGTTCAACGCTCGGCCATGCTGATAAGAGCTGCTATGACCTTAATGATGGGACCTTGGGGCTTGCTGATTGCGGCGGTGGTGGGTGGAGTAGCCTTCCTGATCACTCACTGGAGTCAGGTCACACAATGGGTTAAGCAGCATTTCGGATCAGAAATGCCCGGAACACTAAATCACTTAAAAACGACGTTCACACAAGTCTGGAACAATATTAAAACGGCTGTAGAAGCGGCCTGGAATTATATCAAGCCTACCATCATAAATGGGATTCAAGAAGTTCAAAAATGGTGGAATCAAGTATGGCCGGAAATTAGACAAGTTCTGGATGTTACTTGGAAAGTATGTCTAGCCATTCTCGCCCCAGCCATTGCTATGATAGGAACAATTATCGTAGCAGGAATCGGCTACATTAAGGGAGCTTGGCAAAACGGGTGGAATGCAATAAAGGATGTCTTGAAATTTGCCTGGGATTTGATTTCTGGTGTGGTTTCGACCGCCTGGCATTTAATATCAGGCATTATCCAAGTAGGCTTAGATCTGTTAACCGGACATTGGGGCAAAGCGTGGAATGATATTAAATCAACTTTTAGCAATGTCTGGAACGACATAAAGGGTACTTTCGGTAAGTTAATTGGAGACGCCTTGGATTTCGGGAAAAACTTTGTGATGATGATCGCAAAGGGGATTACCGGAGCTGTCGGCAATGTGGTAAGTGCAGTGTCGGGGGTAGCTGATAAAATCAAAGGATTTTTAGGATTTCATAGCCCAACTGAATTGGGGCCTGCATCAGACTCGGATACCTGGGGACCGAACTTTGTAAATATGATCTCCCAAGGAATCAAAGACAAAACACCGCAGATACAGGCAGCTGTTAACGGTATTGCGTTAAGCATGAAAACAGGGGTTACCTCTGTGAATCAAAACATCCAACAGAATCGTGTTTCAATACCTTCGGTTCAGAATAACCAACAACGGCCAGTTAGCTTAACGATTCAAGTTGACGGACGATCAGCTAAAACAGATAAAGAGCTAGTAGATATGATTGCAGATAAATTTTATAAACAAATCGGGATGGTTTCCACATAACCATCCTTTTTTCTTTGAGAAGAGGTGAAGCGCTTGGCCTCCAATGTTCAAATTTTGATTAAGGGTATAGATTATTCAGCTTATATCCCTTATGAAACTGTTAGCGTGGACAATAACATCGTAAATACTAATGACACAATGGGTTTTAATGTAGAGTTTGATCCTGATGTAGACAAGTTAGTAGATACAAATGGAAATCCAATCGCAGCTGTACGTCCTCGATGCGGGCAGGAAGTTATTTGGCAAAATCCAAATGTTCAAATTATTGCACCCGACGGAAGCCAGCAGCCGTTTAGGATGTTTGGCGGTGTTATCACAGATGTTAAAGAAGATGTAGACGGACCTAATCTTGTATATCATGTACAGGCAAAAGCTTATACAGTCTGGTTCGATCGCCACTTGGTCACGGGCTTTTACAATCAAGATAATCCCGAAAAAATCATTAAAAGTATAATCAATAAATATGCTCCTTCATTTACGACCTACAATATACAAAATACAAACGTACAAGTAACAACCCAATATTTTGACTACGTTAAGCCGAGCGAAGCGATTAAAAGCATTGCCGATCAACTGGAAATGGGTTTTTATATAGATAATTTTCGAGATTGTCATTTTTATACGGCTGAAACTTTTACATCCCCTTTACCTAATAATCTATTAGACGTAGATAAAGACGTGCAAAATTATGGGGATTTAGAACTTGAAGAAAATGCGGATCAAGTTTACACGAAGATTTTTCTTAAAGGGTTCAAAACCCGCTCTCCTAACTTTACGTTACTTAATTTTGCAGGGAATTCTTCTGATAATCAATGGAGTCTAGGCTATAGACCCTCCTCTCTAAAGGGTGATATAGCTGTAGTAGTTTATGCCAGTATGGCTGATTATTTAGCAGATACATCTTTTCGAAGCGGAGGCTCCAATACCTTAGGTACTGCAATGACAATTAAACGTGATATCGCAGACGGAAGTCCAGAACAGCAGGGAGCTAACAATACGGCCTATATCAATTACTCAGAAAGCCTCGTACGGGTACCCAATTTTAATAATGCTGGAGACGTACCTAGTGGGTACGTGGTAGCTGTAAGGTTTTACTATCTTCGGGACATGGTTTTCTTAGCTCAGGATCCTTCTGCGTCAAGCAAAATTGCTTCGATTGAGGGGACCGACGGTGTTTATGAGTATGCGCATACTGACAAGTCTTTGACGAACTCTACCCTGGCAGCCGCCCAAGCAAAAGGGCAATTGATGTTAATGAAATACGGAGCCCCTCAAATTAAGGGGACATTTACTACGTATTTTAATGGCACATCTTCATCAGGATGGGTTGCAGGTCAGTATTTTATTCTTAGAACTCAAAGACGCTTTGGCGGATTGAATGAGGTTATGTTTGTACAGCGGGTAACGAAATCAATTATTAAAAATGACCAAAATGCGCTCATTATTTTATATACGATCGAATTTGCAGATTCGCAATATTTAGTTTAAGGAGGGATTCTCCTTTGAAAATAGATGTTTTTACCCAATTAATAAAGGATTTAAGGCAAAATGCCATAACGGATGATACGGATCCTAATAATACGATTCTCCAAGAATATACTAGTCCTTTTGACACCATTAGTGTTGACGATTCAGTTCGCGCTCTTAAATCTATTACTAGGGTATGGGGAGACGGAACAACCTATACTGCGTACGACTCTAATAATCAGCCTTATCAGGCGCCCAGTTGTGGCTGGCTATGGGGATCAGGAGGGCGATGGGGTTGATTACAGACGGAATGGAAGCAATCGGTTACGTAAGGGTAATAAAAAGAGATATCAAAACAGGAAAAGTAATTTTTGATAAACTTTTTAAAAACCAAATTACAAATTATGCTAGAACCCAAATGGTACAAGCCTGGGGTCAATCAGTAAACGGAGTTATACCTATTTTTCCTTCCCAAATTGCTGTAGGAACAGGTAACCCTCCTTCCGGGCAAAGCGGCACGTCACCATCAGATTCAGCGCTTTGGAACGAAGTTAGTGGATCACGTAAACAAGTAGATTATGCACAGCAATGGTTAAATTACTATATTCAATACTCCGTAACCTATCAACAGACTGAGGTTATAGGTACTGTTGATCTGACAAATAATCCGTACGGCTCTATCAATTTAACAGAAGCAGGCTTATTCGATGCAAACGGAAATTTATTTTCTCACGTGATGTTGAACGGAGTCACACATGATAATACAAGTACGTTATCGATTCAATGGCAAATTCTACAGAACGGTAACTAGGAGGTGAGAGAATGGCTCTTTACCCTTTCAGCGTTGGTGATTTACCAATGCCAAGCGATATTAATCAGATTGTAAATATGCTAACCGGCGCCCACGACGTGGGGCAGTTAAATTTAGCTCCTAAAATTCAGGACCCAACGACAACAGGCTTTTCTCTTACAGCTCAAGCTGGCTCATCTTTAGGAGTCGGGCAGTACGGTTTTCAATTTGGGCTTGTTACAGGCCAGTATAAAACAAATGGAACTCTTGTTAAAACGGGCGAAACATTGCCAACACCGTCTTTAACAATAACAACAACAAGCGGAAATACAACGGTTAAAATCACTTTACCGACTACTGGCTTACCTGCGTCAGTCATTGCTTTCAATATCTATCGCACAAGTGTAGGTGGCACTGATTATAAATTAATCGCAACTGTCAAAGTGGGCAACACCTCTTATATTGATAGCACGGCAGATGCTAGTCGTGGAACTCAGACACCGCCAACGGCCAATACGACCGGGACGATTCTATCGGGGCTTATGTACGGTTCCTTTCCGTACATGTTCCTATCACACGCAAGTGGATTTTCAATCAGCTCAACAAACACGCTGATTAACGTTCCAATCAATGTTAGTGCTGACCTAGGGCAGGCAGGAGCCGTTAGTTTAACGCTCGGTCACGATGCAAATGGAGATTATATTTATATACCTGTTGGTGGCGTCTATGTGGTCCAAGCAGAACTTTGGATCTCAGGTCTTAACAATGCACAAGTATTCCAATTCTTATCCAGACGGTACTTGTCATCTGGGTCATATGGTGATGACCAACAGGGTATGTATGGATACTCAGGTTTAGGTAACAATTATGGATCAGGTAAACAAGGTCTTCAATTTATTTATCAATCCGCTTGGGCTTGCGATGCGGGTGGCAAAATCTATTTCTTTGCCCAATGTTCGGAAGCACCTCGTACAATTAATGGCTATTCAATTCAGGTTACGAAGGTAGGTTAATAGAATGAACTTTGGATTAGCGCTATTACAAATGTTTCCTAATGTAAATCCGTCACAGTATGAATTAATGATGCAGTCGGACGGCACAGTTAAAATTACTCAATGGAATGTGCCCGGAACGCCACAACCCGCGGAAGCAGACGTGGAAAACTTTTGGAACACAGGAATGATGCCTTATTTTCGCACGCAAAAAAAGGAACAGTTAAGTCAGCAATGCGGTCAAGTCATCATCGGTGGTTTTACTTCGAACGCACTTGGTACAGCCCATACCTATCCGAGTGACGATGAAGCTCAGCGGAATTTCAATTCAGAAATGCACATGTTTAACATCGATCCGAACTATACTTCTTTATTTAAAACATTGGATGCCGGTTACTTACCTCACACCAAGGCTCAGCTTTTACAAGTTTTTTCGGACGGACATACCTTTAAAGTGAATCAACTTGCACGATTAAATGGGCCATTGCCAAACGGCTTAAAAGCGCAAGTAGATGAGGCGAATACAATAGACCAAATCAACGCTATTGTTTGGTAAGGATCTGGTAACAGGTCTTTTTATTTTGACTGAATTTAAAGGAGGTGCGACGGTTGACGAATTACTTAAAGCAGTATTCTGCTACTACCGATACCATGTCGCCGACTCTGTCTCCAAGAGTTAGTGTTCCTCAATACAACCAGGGAGACTTAAATACGACTAATTTAACATTAACCGTTACTCATCAAAACGGGGCAATGGATCTAACAGGGGCTACCATCTCAGTTGTTTTCCAAAAGTCAGACGGGAAAATAGTGTATCAGGATACAACGAATGGGATCACGGTTACAGATGCGTTGAACGGCAAGCTAGACATCATGCTAAACGCCCAAACACGTTCAGTGCCAGGACTCGTAACGGGAGCAGTAAGGGTTACGTTCCCCGGAAACAAGATAATTGAAACGGAAAAATTTACTTTTAATGTAGAAGCTTCTCTTGCATCTGATCAAGCCTTAGCAAGTAACAATGACTTTCAGGCGATTGTGCAGGTATTGAACCTCAATACGGGATTGTATAGTTCAACAACAAGTTACTCCTACGATCCGGCAACGGGATTGCTAAAGCAAACGCAGGAGATCGATCCTAACAATAAGGTTTTGAAAACAACAACCTATTCTTATGATTCGTCGAATCGGTTATATCAAACGATTGAGGTATACAGCACATGTACGCTGACTACTACGTTTAGCTATGACAATAACGGAAACTTGTCCCAATCAGTACAAACTTTAACTTAAAAAGGCGGTGGATCCAATTATGTCTCAGAATATTGATAAAGATACGGGACAGCCCATACAGCCTGTCGAATTCGCAAGCAGTTTAGTTCAGGACGTGACCTTGCTTCCTCAAAATGCAAATGCTATTGGTGTGGGAACGGCTCAACCAATTAAGGGCTTTAAAACTTTACGCTTAGAAGTTTGGGGCACAGGTACTTTTACAGTGCAGATTCAAGTAAACAACGATTTAGGAAGTGGATCTTATTATCCAGTGCAAGTGGTAAATTTATCGACCATGACAGCCTTAAGCAACATCACAGCAGCTGGAGTATATGACATTGACGTATCCGGCTTTTCGAATGTACAAGCAAATATAACTGCTATTAGCGGTGGAAACGTGAATGCAGTTGGAAAGTGGGTGGCTTAATGAATGACGTTTTTGCAAGAGCAAAGGCCCAACAACTTGAGATGTCTTTGGCTCAAATAACGACCCAAGTAGGAGTGCCGGAAAAAGCAGGTTTATCTGGTTGGTTGCGTGATTTATTAGGAAACAGAAATAAAAAAATTACAGCTATTGGGGACAGCACAACAGACTATGCGACAGGCGCACATGTTTTATGGGATGAAATAACAAGTTACTTTACAGGTAGTGGTGATATTTTAGAAGGTGTTACTTTTACCAATAGAGGGGCAAATGGAAACACTTTATCAAATTTTATAAATAATATAAGTCCTACTGGTAAAAACCTTTCAGATTCCATTGCCGATCAAGCGGATTTATATATCCTATCCTATGGTATTAATGATGTGCGGTTAGGAGCAACTAGCCAATCACAATTAACAAGTATGTTAGATACGGCTATTCAATCACTTTTAAAAAATACAAATGGTTCTATACTTTTAAGAGTACCAAACAGCTTTTTATTAGACGACCCCACAAGTAGTGGATGGTTACAACCTTTATCGTCTGCACAAGCCTATACCGATTTAATATGGAATGCATATATGTCATTCAGAGGAAAATATGCAAGGGTAGATGTTTTGGATACCCAAACTCTTTTATTTGGAAGAACCTGTGTACCAAAAGCAAGTAACCCTTTGATGAATGACATTTTGCATCCTAGCACTACAGGTGGGTATCAACAATTAGGACGGTTAATTGCTGATTATATAGGATTAGCTCGTCCTATTCGGGATGACAAAATATATAATGCACTTGCTCAAAACCCAACAAGTCCATATCTTGTTTATCCTAAATACTTGGAGAGTCGACCCGATCAATATGATTTAATTGCACAAGGTTATTTTATCAATATGGCTAGTAACTATTTGGATTTTGCATTTGATGGATCACAATCGTATAAAATCCAAATAGGTGACATTATTAAAATAGGTGATGTGCTAACCTATGATTTTACAACAGGAACAGCGTCAGCAAGTGCTGCAAATACGAGAATTGCAGGCGGAATTACCTTTGCTAACTATACCAACAATAATAAAGGTATGGTAAAGATATTCCGTAAAAAAGGTGGTTCAAAAGCAAACAAATCCTTCTTTAATAAGTCCAATATTAATGGTACTGTGCTAGGAGATTTTACAATACCAAATAAAATGCGTGTCAATAGTATTCGATGTGTGACTACCACCCCTATAGCCGCAACGATGGATTTAGTCTTAAAAAAATATTATCAAAATACATCAGCAAATCTTGCAACGATTCATTTTGATGTAAATAATATGGGTGCAACTGTTATCACATGGGATGCAACCAATGCACCCGGCAGTTATTTTGATACAAATAGTGACGACATTTACACTTTAGAATGTACTAGCACCAGTTATGCGGGGACGGTAAGTTTTAATCTAACATTAAGTAATGTTTAATGTCATATTTGGATGAAAGTCGTCGTAAAGGGTAGCTAAAAGCTAGTCTTTTTTTGTATGCAAAAAAGATGTAAACTTGAGGAAAAGAAAAAGAACCCACATATAGGGCTGCCACCCTGTGAGTTCTTGATATAATGGGTATTCTCTTGACCTTATTATATCAAATGTATTGAAAATATATAATAGGGGGATTTGTAAATGAGTGGTATTGGTAGAAATATGCCTTGTCCATGTATGAGTGGTAAAAAGTACAAGGTCTGTTGTATGGAAATTCAACCACTTTTAGATGAATTTTCAATAAATAAAATAGATGAGAATTACCTATTTAAAGACATCCTATATGATGGAACTTTTCTAAAATTTCTAAAGAATGAAAGGGTTAAAGTAAAAGGACATATAATTTGGGGCTCGGAAGAAGCATTAACCTCTAAAGCAAGATGCTTTACTGTTAATGGTGAAACAGAAAATTTATACGTAATAAAATTTAGGAAAACACCAATTGAAATTAAAGATGTTTTTATCCCAGCTCATGAACTACAACATGTACTTTGCAATGAGCAAGGGTTTCCGGGTATACAGTTAAATGAAAAATTCATTGGTAATGTGGCATATGAAACTTTGGCTTCGGTAATTGCAAATTCGATTGCAGATCCTATAGTAAATAAAAAAATACTCAAAAATTATGATTTTGATTTTACATCGTATTATATGGAGCAGTTAAATACTCAGATACCAATGATAAAACAGTTTCCAGCAAATGAATTACGAAACGAGGGTAAGATATTCTTAATTTCTTTGTATGTTGAAAAAATGCTAGATTGGGAACATGTTAAAACAAATGAAGGAAATGAATTTCTTTTTACATTCAATAATAGATATCCATTTTTAATAAATGAAGCAAATAATACACTAGATACAATTAAAGAAGTGGGTTTTGATACTCCTGATAAAGTTACTTATATTTATAACTATTTAATTGACAAGTATAATTTGAGAAATGTATTTAAAATATAATTATGAAGAAGAGGGCTTAGTAGCTCTCTTTTTGCCTTTAAGGAGGCAATAGTAAATGAAAATGGACCAATTAAAAAGAAATAAACATAATTTAAATGATTTTATTAGTAAAGATGGAGAATCAAAGTTAAAGATAACTATTGTTTGTGGTGGTTCAATTGAAAAAATTTCTGATGAAATGCTTAATATCTTTATTAGTGACTCTAATAGATAA